TGGCCTGCTGTCACTGTCCAAGCTAGATGTTCCTTATATTGAGGTTAAAGACATGGATACGCTAAACGAGGCGTACCAATGGCTTACAGAGTCTGAAGACGCCAAGGCGTATGACTCAATTGCGCTGGACTCAATCTCAGAGATCGCTGAGGTTGTGCTCAGCACTGAGAAGAAACGCAGCAAAGACCCGCGTCAGGCGTACGGTGCTTTGCAGGAAATTATAGGCGACTTAATCCGGGCCTTCCGAGATATTCAAGGCAAGCATGTGTACTTCTCAGCCAAATTAGAGAAGCAGGCCGATGAGCTAGGCCGCATCCTTTACTGGCCGTCTATGCCAGGCAACAAGACTGGCCAGCAGCTCCCTTATTACTTCGATGAGGTTCTAGCCTTACGGGTAGAGAAAGATGCCGAGGGGCAGACACAGCGCGCATTGATGTGCGACTCGGATGGCTTATGGACCGCTAAGGACCGTTCAGGTTGTCTCGACGCGTGGGAGTCCGCCGACCTGGGTGCAATTATTAAAAAGATTGGGGGTGAGTAATGAGCATATACGCCGAATGGCTTCACGCCAAAAACCAGGAGAAGTTAGCGGTTGAACGCCGCCGTCAAATTGAGGACGAGATCCTTGCATCTGACCTGGCGCCTGATTTTCATGAAGGTACGTTCAAGTTTGGAGATGAAGGGTACGCAGTTACTTTGACATACCGCATGAATAAGAAAATAGACGCTGACCTAGTTCAGGAGATAGCGGCAGAGCACGGCATTAGTAACCGCCTTGGCGAGTTGTTTCGATGGAAGCCAGAGATCAACAAAAAAGTCTGGGACGCTACGTCACCAGAGATCACTAAACTGCTAGACCAAGCAATCACAACCTCGATGGGTCGCCCATCATTCAAAATAGAACAGGAGGCCGAATAATGGCTACTTTAGGATTTTCTTTAGACACCACGCAAATCGAAGACAGCTCAAACGATTTTGAGCCGATCCCCGCTGGTTCATATCAGGCAACCGTAACGGGTGCTGACTTGCTAGATACAAAGGCTGGCGGTCGCCGCGTTAATGTACGCTTCGACATCGTAGGTCCAACTCACCAGGGTCGAGTGCTGTTTAACAATTACAACATTGTTAACGCTAACCCAAAAGCTGAAGCAATTGGCCGTGAGCAGTTGGCTTTGCTGGGGAAGATAAACGGAGTGCAGCATGTGACCGACACAGATCAGGTGATTGGCGCCAATGTGGAGATCAAGGTTGGCATCCGGGACGCCGGCGAGTACGGCATGCAGAACGAGATCAAGGCAGTGAAGGCGTCGAACTCGACGGCATCTGCCGCGGCACCTGCGCAACCTGCGGCGTCTGCTCCTGCGGTTTCCGCTCCGCCCTGGGCTAAAAAATAAAGGAGAGGGGCTTCGGCCCCTATTTATTTATGACAAAGATACCAGAACCGAAACACAGCATAGCCGCTGCAATAGATAAGGCGCATGAAGATCGCCAAGAGCTACCGCGCCACCATATGGGGTGTAGCGTAATTGGTCACAAGTGCGAGCGATATCTATGGCTCAGTTTTCGATGGGCCTTTTATCCTAAGTTTCCCGGCAGAGTTCTGCGTCTGTTTAGGCGCGGACAGCTTGAGGAGTCGACTATTGTGTCTGACCTTCGCGCCATTGGATGTAATGTAATTGCAGAAGAGAACGGCGAGCAAATCCGCGTAGACTTTGGATCATTCGTGTCTGGCTCAGTGGATGCGGTAATCACCAACGGCCTGCCTGGTGCAGCTAAGAAGATGCATGTTGTGGAAATGAAAACCCACAGCAAAAAGTCGTTTGAATCGCTACTCAAAGAAGGCGTAGAGAAGTCTAAGCCGCAGCACTATACCCAGATGCAGATGTACATGAAAGGCTTGGAGATAGACCGTGCGCTGTACTACGCAGTCTGCAAGGATGATGACCGAATCCATACAGAGCGCATTGTTTACGATCCAGAGTTTGCACAGCGCATGGTTGATAAAGGCCAACGCATAGCGCTAGATCAGCGTATGCCACCACCAATGGCTGGCGCTTCTAAGACTTGGTACGAGTGCAAGTTTTGCGATGCGTATGATCTGTGCTGGGGAAGCGATTATGTAGAAAGTAACTGCCGCACCTGCAAGGACTGCATCCCTATGGCGAGCAGCGAGATGGGCTGTGCTCACTGGAACGCACTAATACCTAATGAGCACCAGCTGGCCGGCTGTAACGAGTACGAGCGTCACCCTGACCTGATCGAATTGGTGGATCTATGTTAAGGGATTACCAACAACGAGCTATAGACCAGCTCTATGACTGGTTCAGACTTGGGGTCGGAACCAACCCATGCCTGGTTCTGCCGACTGGCGCAGGAAAATCTCATATTGTCGCGGCGCTGTGTAAAGATGCAATCCAGTCGTGGCCTGAGACCAGGGTATTAATGCTGACACACGTTAAGGAGCTGATAGAACAGAATGCTGCAAAGATGCGCGAGCACTGGTCTAACGCCCCCATGGGCATTTACAGCGCGAGCGTAGGGAGGCGCGACATTGATCAGATCACATTTGCAGGCATCCAGTCTGTTAGGAATCGTGCAGATGAGATAGGCCATGTGGACCTGGTTATTATCGACGAGGCGCACACGATCAATAACAACCAGAGCGGCAGTTACCGCTACTTGCTGGACGACTTGCTGCTTATCAACCCAAACCTACGCGTTGTTGGCCTCACTGCAACGCCGTACCGTTTAGGGCAGGGCATGCTTACAGATGGAGACAACGCGCTGTTTGACGACCTTATCGAGCCGATAAAGATAGAGGAGTTAGTTGAGCGCGGTTACCTATCACAGCTAAGGTCAAAGAAAATGCACGCGCAGATTGATACCTCAAGCGTCCACCGGCGCGGCGGGGAGTATGTTCAGTCAGAGCTTGAGGAGGAGTTCGAGAAGGTTATCGAGGGTGCGATTACTGAGGCAATACTTCGCGCAGGCGACAGAAAGCACTGGTTGTTCTTTTGTCCTGGTGTCGATAATGCGATGCATGCCGCAGAGCTTCTGAATGAATTCGAGATAAGTGCAGAATGCTTGACCGGGAAAGCGACAAAGAAAGAGCGCGCAGAAGTTATCCACAGTTTTTCCACAGGCCAGATCAAAGCCTTGACTAATTGCAACATACTGACAACGGGATTCGACTACCCAGACATTGATCTAATCGTGATGCTAAGGCCAACGCTATCACCAGCCCTGTATGTGCAGATGGTTGGGCGTGGTATGCGCTTGAAATCGCACACTGACCACTGCCTTATACTTGACTTTGCCGGCAACATAGAGACGCACGGCCCTGTAACAAACGTCAGACCACCACGAAAATCGAAAGGTGGAGAATCATCTGACGCACCAGTTAAGGCTTGTCCTGAGTGTGATGAGCTTGTGCATCTCTCTGTTATGGAATGCCCAGAATGCGGACACGTTTGGGAGAAAAGGGAGAAAACCTACGCGCTAAGAGACTCAGATGTGATGGGCCTTGACGTATTCCAGCATATGGAAGTTACCGGGTGGAAATGGGACAAGCACAGAAGTAGAACCAGTGGTAAAGAGATGATCAAGGTTAAGTACTACGGCGGCCTAACTGATCCAGTAGTTACTGAGTACTTTCCAGTCACGCACGAAGGGTGGGCTGGGCAAAAAGCGCAGGAACGTGTTGCAAGCATAGCTAATCAATCAAATTGTCAGATCTACAACGCTGATACTTTTGAAGAGATGGTTAGCAGATTGAATGCCGGCACTCCACCCACAATCATCAACTTTATTAAAAGCGGAAACTTTTACGAGGTTAAAACACGAGTATGGCGATAGATTATTCAGACTGGTTGAGCAGCTTGTACGAAAAGCATGAGAGCGAGACAGAGCGCAGCTACTACGAGCGAACCCTGGCGATGAAGATGGCAAGCCGCTTCTATCATGACGGTCAGAAGCGATGCGTGGAGTGCGAGCATTACGCCCTCGGCCGATGCACAAACTATAACCAAGAATTAACCGAGGACCAGGCTTATGCAATTAACCAGTGCGGTGCATATTCAGA